GCCGGCAACATTCTTCCATTGCGTCTACTTGTCGGCGTAACTCAAGAGCAGCGGGTGATGTAAAATCCCATTCGTCGTTCCCGAGCCATTTTTGTTTTCCTTTCTTACCTCCTGTTTGTGTACATAGAGGCCAACCTGCTGACTTCTGTCGTTTGATTGGAGGAAAGAATTCGTTACCTTCAATTCCTTTACACGCAACTTCATATGTTTGCACAAGTTTCTCAATTTCCATAGCTGGGTATTTGTTGAGATTGTTGTTGTAATCTTGCACGCACATAGCTATTACGTCGTCAGGAACTAAGGTTGATGGTTTAGAATTTTTCATTAGTCCTCGAATCATCGGTCCGTCTGGTTGTAGGGCAGGCGCCATTTTTGATGGCGCTGTTTCGACTGGTCCTAAATCACCATAAATTAGTGATTTTTCTAGCTTTGTTCGTAGTGGTTGGATTATTGGTTCTGAAATTTTTCCTATAACCTGAAAACTTCCTTGCAAAGGAAAATTATCAACGGCTTGAGTCTGAATCATGGATGTTGATGCTCCAGACATTTCATGTCTTGTGATTTTCTCAATATCTTGTAGAGTCACAATCGATGAACACCCGTAACCGGGCGATCCGCCAATATGAAATCCCAATAGCTTCTTTTCAAACTGATCGTTTGCAATCAAAACTGGTGATCCACAATCTCCTTTAACGGAAGACATAGATGCACGTACGGTTTCAGGATACTGGTGAGATACACCTGCTGAGTGTAAATCTGGCATTTCAGAAACAAAGGTCTCGATGAAATTTCCATCTCGCATCGTTCTCTCAAACTTGTCTCCTACTCTCTCGTATGTTACGAGCAGGAGCCTCGTGCCACGCATAAGTTTGGATGTTTGCTGCGCTGTAATAAGATGTTTAGTCATATCACACGCTTGTGGCATAGAACGTGGTAAATGAAAAGTATAAAACTCTGTGTTCACACTTCCTCTTTTCACTCGTGTCAAGCTTGACATCATATCTGGTATTTTCATATGATGCCCACTGATCTGATTGTGTTGTCGGATGTCAATAATGGGTTCGTCTTCATCTGGAACTCCTTCTAATTTGCTTGCTAACAATTGGATATAGTGGTAGTTCACCAATCCAATTTTTCCTTTCAGTGCAAAGATGTTTCCAATGTCACACGTCTTCTTCTTCGTAACTAGGTACATTCTCCACATATTGTTTCGCAATTTGTCCACAAGTTGGGCGGCCTGGTCGGAAACCATGCCTTCGGGTTGGATGTTAAGGTTTGGAAAAAGTCGTTTAATCCCTTCATCCGGTCCCTCGTACTTTACGGGCTTTGCTGACAATAGGTTTTCATGCATGTTCGTTTCTGGAGTCGTGTTTTCATAGTGCACTGGTTTTGCT